CCGTTATTTTTGGTCGTGATGCAGCAGGCGACTTTATCTTAACAGACATTGCAGGCTTTAATGCCAAAGGCTATGACGGTAAAGTAAAGACTGCTAAAGACTTGGAAGCTATGTTCCTTAACCGTGGCAGCAGAGAAGTTGATGACACTCGTCGTGAGTTTGCATCTAAAATGGCACAGATTTGGCCAGCATTTGAGAGTGCAACTCCTGACAATGTGCGTGGATTTTTTCATGGCGATTTACTTTACAGCGGGACACCACCTCTTGAAGGCGGACACTATGTATTCACACCTAACAAGGTTACATATGCAGTAAAGCAAAAGAGCGCAATTGGTCAGCGGATTTCCCGCAGTGATGTGGGCGTTGTTATTCACACGTTTACTGAATTAGATGGTACAAAAGAGCAAGCCAATCCTAGCATGTTACGTGAAGGTAGCCTGTTTATTATGCCGCCTGTTCTTATGCAGCAACCTCCTAAAACTGACGTTAAGGGAATAGACCAACTTCGTGCAGAAGTTAATAAGAATGCAGCATTGATTGACAAGCTAGTAGAGCCTCAGCCAGGACTTAGCGACATCAGAAACATCATATACACATATGTAAATCAGATGAGCAGAGACAAGCGTTGGGATGAATTACAGTCTGGTTTCAAAGCGTGGCTTACTAAGAGTAAGGTAAGCGCAAACAAACAAGCAAAAATTATGAACTCACCTGAGTTTGCACAGTACAGTGTATTGTTCGATCTAGTGCTCAAAATACAAGCACTAAAGAATCAAGTGATAGATCATTTTGACGATGCAGATGTAGATGTCAAATCAAGCATAGGTAATGAACGTGGCGGCGAGGGCTATGTAGCAGCCCGTGACAAGGTTAAACTTGTACCGCGTCACAAATGGACAATTGGATAAAACAATGACAGGATTCGGAACGTGGATACGTAACAACATAGCAGCAATTTTAATACCACTAGCAAGTGGTGGTATCGCATTGGTGGTATCATATGGCTCGTCAATTCAAGAAGAGACAAAGCTTTTAGCACGGATTGATAAATTAGAAGCTATTGTGGTAGATCTTGAGGAGCAGGATGAAGAGTTTGACGATGATTTTGATGATCTTGAAGATTTAGTAAGCGATAAGAACCGTGAGATTGAGAATATGGTCATCAATGAAGGACGTGATCTTGAGCGTTCAGTAATACGACTAGAAAGCCGTATGGATAATATCTCCCGACGCCTAGCATTATTTGATGGGATAGGCGCACCACCGCCAAATATGCTCATGACACCACCAAGCTTTAACATGGAAGTATTGGATCTGCCAGGCGGACCCCTTATAATGGAAGGCGAATAAAATGGATCTTAAACTCATTTCAGAATTAAATGAAAGCACTCAATATCGTAGTAAATCTGCGTTCAGGGGAACTACTGCCCGTGTTGTTTGCGACCATGCCTTTATGGACATGATTGGTGTCTGGATTATGTTCAATGAATTTGAGTTTAATCCAGCAGCTCAAGAATATGCAGCAAGAACCGTAACGTTTAACAGATTCCAACAGTATCGCCAAATGGGCACTGACCTTTATCTCAATTTGCATGTGATTACAGAAAATCGTGTTGACCTACTTAGCAGTGAAGCAGACGGCGCCCTACTTGAGCGTGTTCAACTTGACGTGCCTCAGGTTGTACGTTACTTGCGATCTGCATCCAGAAATAATATGACTAAAGCATTGACAATGCAGACGCTACAACGAATGGAAAGCGCACTTTACATTGACAACTCCAACTATCGTTCTATTCGCCGTCTAGCACAAAGCTGGCCTACATTACAAACTGGCCAAAAGCGTACAGTGCTAACACGTATGCACATGTTCTATCAGATGAATGCACGTCGGAGTGAAATGTTCCAGATGATAAAAGCACTTGGTAAGAGCAAGAACCTAGTTGATAATTCTGCATCTAATCCAGAGAAGGCAAGTGTGGCCAAAACAGCCGCAGCGGCGGCAGCAGCCGGTGCAGCAGGCTTTGCTGGTGGCTATCGTTTAGGTAAGAGTCTTGTATGACCCAGAGAATTACGGCCTTTACATTAGTTGACATTACAGATACAGGTGTACAGAGAGTAAGCGAAAGCAACACTAAAGAATACCATCAACAGCAAAATCTCAACGTTTTGCTGCAAACATGTGGATTGCGCACACAAATATTTGATCCCCAAGTCAGTATATTGTTTGATGCTGATATAACAGGAAGAATGGGTAACTTTTTTGATGTTACTCGTGCCACCGTTTGGATGATAAAATTTCAAATTGAGACTAACATGATATGGAGTGATGGTAAAAATGAATTGGCATTTCTTGAAAGTGACGTACATGGCGTGGCAATTACAAGTGATTTAAACAATACTGTAGAATTTCCTGTCAACATCTTTGACACACGTGACAACGTTAATACATATTTTGTGATGAGTTAACTGGCAGCATATATCTTACCCAGTACCCGATAAATATCATTGTAGGGGAAAAGGTAAGATATGGCTGATTCATTCAACAGCGAATTAGAAAAGACAAATCTTGAAGTCCACGTTGACATGAGTCGTCAACGTTATACGATTTTAAGTGAAAAGGTTGAAACTCTTGACGAGCGTTTTGATACACTACTTCGCGAAGTCGCAGAATTTCGTAAGGAACATGCTGATAACATGAATCAAATCCGTGAAGAAAATGCCCTAAATACCCAAGGAACGCACAAACTATTCGTAGGAGCCGCCGCAACAGTAATTGGTGGACTTTTGAGCACGATTGTTGTGTTATTAGTCGCTTTCATTTAAAATTCACAGCACTGAATCACAGTGCCGTCTAACTAGTCGGCGTTGTTTTCGTATAAATACCTGAAAGGGATTGCCCATGAAGATGAACGACATCATAAATGAAAACGATACCTTAGTCGAGACGAAAATGGTTTGGGCTAAGAAGGGTGGCAAAGTTGCCCGTAAGTATCGTTGCACATTTGGTAAACGCAAAGGCAGGGTTGTATCCAATCCTAGTCAATGCAGCAAGCCAGTTGATATGAAGAAACGCTTCACACTGCGCAGGACAAAAGCACAAAAGGGTAGCCGTATGACACGTAAGGCGCAGCGCACTAAGCGTACAAACCCGGCAAGCAAAATGGTAAAGGCATTAAACAAATGACAGACATTAACCGACTTAAAACATTGAGTGGCATCGTCAACGAGAGTACACTTGACGAAGTTTCACCTGAAGGATATAATGATACCGCATCATCAGAATATGGTGTTATAAATAGGCAGATCGAAATCCTAAATAACGCGTTAGCGGACATCGCCGCTACTAAGTGGCAGGAACCATTCCAGAAATACGCACAACCAGCAGAAGATGAATTGCGAGCAGTTATTGCAAATCTTGAAGCGCGTTCGGAGAAACGTGGCAAGGGTATTGGCGTTGCAAGACAGAAAATGAAGGACAAAGGTCATGACATGACTGGTTATACTGCAAGAAAGAATCCTCCAGGTAGCCCTGGATGGAAAAAAGGCGCTGAACCAGCAGGTGGCAGATAATGAAATTATTTGAAGATATGAAAGAACTTGGCGGCACAATTAATGACGTCATCCAGAAAATGATTAACGATATGTTCCGTGAAGAGTTGGATGACGATGAAATAATGGAACTTGTTAGCAAACTTAGCCTTAGTGATTTACTAGCACTTGATGACGCCTACAGTAATGGCGACAAAGAAAAGGTACAAGATATCTTAGGACCGTTGCCACAAATGGAATACAGCATGGGCGGCAGCGCAACTTCAGCAGCAAGCACACGTCCAGCAGCAAGGACAGCCGCCGCGCCGCAAGCTAAGAAACAAAACACTACAACACAATCAACTAGCAATTATTCAGGTGGTGTTCAAAATGGCGTAAGCACAACAAACATTGATGATGAAACACCAAATGATCCTAATGCAGTGATGCAGGATGACGAGCCAATTGAAGAGTCAGACGATTCCACGCCAGATGGATGGGCAATCATTGGGATTGACCGTTATGGAAATGAAAAGCGCCTTGCTGTCGAAGAGCCACATAAAAAACAACATGCGGAAGAAGTTATTGCAAAATCTTTAATGGGCATGAAAGCTGGAACTAGTCGTGGCGGTCTCCTGCAAGGTTATGTTGATGCCCGAATCGAACCATATTATGAAGAGCCAATTGAAGAGTCTGACTACATGAAGCGCCGTAAAGATTCAGAGGATCAAATTAGTGGTAAGAAAAAGCCGAAGCCTGCTCCAAAGCCAACAGCAAAAACAGACTACATGAAGCGTCGTGGAGTTGAAGAAGGTCGTCCAGGTGACTTGAGTGGCTATGCTGCTAACATGAAAAAACAAGCTGAAAAGCGTAAGAAGAAGCCAAAGGATCCATGGAAATCAGATGAGCCGTTATCATCAGAAAAGCAACGCGCATGGGATAAGGCTGCAAAGGCAGATACAATGGAATCTGGCGTTATGGATTTTGTTGATCAGCAAATGATGACCAAGCAAAATATAATTGATGCAATTTATCGCAAGACAGATGATCAACTGTCAAAAGATTTTGATCTGTATGTAACACAAGGCAAACGCGGTGGAATTGTCAGTCGTCGTAAATTAGAATTTATTCGCAGCGAACTTGAAAAAGAAATGACAAGGCGCGGCATATCAAATACAGTTGAAGAAGGCGCACCAGATTACAATCCATCACGTGGCGGCAATGATGATTTTGATCTACAACAGCTAGCACAAGAATATCAAGCAACAATGGCAGGTATGGGACATCGTAATAGCGACGACATTATTGACGACATGTATGCAATTGCAGACGAAGATACAGTTGACGATCTACTAGCTTTTGGCATTGAAGAAGCTGGCGCACCAGATTACAATCCATCACGTGGTGGATATGGTTCTGATCCTAGCGAAGAGTTTAACTCAGACGAAGTTCGTCGTGCCCTTGAAACCGCAGCAAGTGAAGAAGAAGATCTGCACGGCCTACAGTTGGTAGCACATCGTATTAACCAGTCATATCCAGATTCAGTAACTATTGCAGATATTATGGATATGCTTAATGAACCAGAACTGCGCAGTGTGCGTAAGGATGATGTTGAGTATGCACTACAGGCAGCAGGCATTATGGATATGATGGAAAGCACGGAAGAGCAAGTTGAAGAAACAGTTAACGTCGTTGAAATGACTGAATGGCTAAAACGCAGAGCTGGAATTGCATAATGCGAGCATTTGTTATAAAAGGTGGCATCCCTACCTTTATCTCTAAGCGAGAAGAAGAGTTCATTGAATCAATGAACGACTTGACTTACAAGAGCGACCTCAACGAGCAACAACGTGAGTTGGCAAAAGTGCTAACTAGTAGAGGAGTGCTTGAACGTTTTATGGACGTTGACAAAGGCATTTACTATACACCAAACTGTAACAAGGGAATCTAATGATACCAGTTGATCAAACATGTCCACTGTGCCACTGCCGTTTTATAGGTAGTGATGTGGTGGAGGGTCCATGCCAAGCTTGCCTTGGTGATGAAGATATTATAGCAGCACTTGACGCACTTAACAAAATATTTAATCAAGAGGAAGAGATTAATGACAGACCAGCAACAAACTAACGCAATGGCCGATATTCTTGGCAAGCTAGGACAAGTAGAGTCCGGCAGCTATAAGAAGACTGGATCAACCGGAGCAGGTGGGGATGAAGTTGGAGCCATGCATGATGTATTGGCCAAACTACAAGAAGCAACAAACGGCGCTGCCTATGATGTTGTTACTGAAGGACAGCGCAATCCTAATCTTGCAACGGCAGTGAATACAACTCGCACAGAAACTGGTGTGAGTATTTCACGTTATGACATACGCACAGAGAAAAAGACAGTACAAGAAGGTCTTACTAAGACATTTTACAGTGTTATTGATAACAAAACTGGAATGGTTGTTTATGATGACCTAGGATTGTTTGAAAGCGCAATGGGTATAGTAAAGCATATGCTATACACTCGAGACGATAACAAGCTACAACGAGTCCTTGATTTGGACCAAGAGTATGTTGGTGCGATGATGGAAACATATGGCTACAAACAACGACTACGGCGGCTGGACGAGAGTTCAGTTCAATTTGATGTAACATCAGCAAAATATAGCAACAGCAGATCGAAGTTGAGTGCTGCAAAGATGAAAATTTTGAAGGCCTTGTAAAATAGGGTTTCGCATAAATACTATACAGAACAATACGGAGATCTGACATGATTTTAAGAGAATTTACAGCACATAACGCAACAAAGCTCAATAAGCTTCAGAGGGCGTTAGCAGAAAATTACGATTATGATATTAACCTAGATAAAATGACAGCAGACCGCGCAGAGCGCATGGCAACTAAAGCTCGTCTAAAGGTTGAAGAAAATACGGATACAAACAAGCGTATCAAGTTTGCAATGATTGCAGAAAGCCTAGAGCTTTGGATGCAGGCAAATGTACAAACTGAACTCACAGCGTTCAACCTAGCTGAAGGTCTTGATGACGACAGCATGGAAGAGGCAAAAGTTATTCTTGCAGCTAAAGAACTAAGTGACAAAATCCAAGGCATGATTGAAGATGCAGCTAAGATGCAAGTCCAGGACTTGCTTCCAATCGTTGACGCAATGAAAAGCGAAGTTGGCCAAGCTGAAGCAGACGCATTTGCTACACAAGCTGACGCAGCACTTGCTGGTCTAGTTGAGTCACTTAAAGGCGCAAAGACTGAATACGATAGCGCAATTAGCGCAGCACAAGGCCTAGCACCTGCTACTGACATGGACAACTTTGACATGGACGGTGAAATGGGCGACGGTGAAATGGACATGGATATGGACGGCGGCGAAGTTGACCTAGACATGGGCGATGATGAATTTGCTGGTGATGACGCTACAGTTGGCGGAGAAGATCCAACTGGTCGTGAGATGAAAGCAGAAATGTAATGCGAGCTCGCCACTTTATTGAGAGTGATTACAATGAGGATCTCCGTTCTGAGGTGATTACTCTCTTAACAGCGGTGAGCGCAGAAGGTGTTGATGAAATTGACACCCAAAATCTTTTAAATGATCTTGAATCACAAGGTTATGCAGTTGACGAACAAAGTCTAATGGACGTGTTGGGCGAACTGGAAATTGTATCAGTAGCAACTACTGACAAAATTACGATTGCTACAAGCGATGCAGATGCAATGGTTGGCGATGAGGCACAGGATATTGAGCAGGATCGTGTAGACAACATGGCAACTAATCAAGCCACTAAAGACATTGGTGAAGATATGAATGAAGATGCTGAACAACTAAACGTAGGTGACCCTGTAATTATTACGGGTGATGTCAACCACAGTGGCGAAACTGGCGAAATATCATCTTTTGGCCAAGACAAAATGTTTGTAGTGGTTGACCTTTACAATTTTGGTAAAGCAGTCTTTCAAAGCAGCGACGTTGAGTTTAACGACTATGCGGACAGTGATGAAGAAGAACACGACATGCGCCGCGCAATGGGCGATGATGATTACGATCGTATGCATGGTAACCTGGGTTATAACGATGACGATGAAGATGGTTACTATGAAAGCGTACAGCAAAGCGTCAACCGTATGCGCACATTGGCAGGAATATATGAGCAAGAAAAACCATATGATCCAGCAGAACAATTTAAAGACATGGGTGATGCTCAAGTGATGGCAATAAAAAATTCTGGTTTGGGCAAGCAACGCGAGCACGCCGCAGCAGAACTTGAACGCCGTAAAGGACAACCTTGGCGCTGGGACAAGGATAAAAAGGGATAAGGCATGGCACACGATTTAACAGCAACACAAGCGCGTACAGTATCAACAACTGACGCAGTGATCTATAACGAAATTGATACTATTAACAGAGCAGTATTAGCCGCAGCATTGGCAGGTGATCTCAACACACAAGTTTCTGATGGCACCACAATGACAGAGAGCACACCAACTATTACAGTGACAGGCTCAGTTGCTAACCCAACATTCACAGCCGCAGATCAAGTTCAACTAGCTGGACAAGCTATTGCACTTGGTGTTGACGCTGGTGCTGGAACAGGACTTGATCAAGCAATTGCAGACATTAACAATGCAGCAATAACAGGACTTACAGCAAGCAAGAACGATGCAGATCAGCTAGTGCTAACTTACATTCCACCACAAAGTGCATGGACACTTGAAATTGGTGCTGGCACAGGCACAGCCAATGCAGACTTAGGCTTGACAGCAGGCACTGTAACTGCTACAACACCAGACAGTGTTAGCTACTACAACATGTGGAGCGGACAAATTGAAGATCGAAAGAAGTCATTTGAATTTACACAAGTTATTCAACACTTCCAAGATTCAGGCTACAGTATTCTAGCAAAGCAAAATACAGCCTCAGCACAAACAACATTTTTATGGGAAGTATATTGGTAATGGATATTAATAGAATGCGTCAACTTGCAGGCGTACAAGAACAGCAAGTAACAGAAGCAGATCCAGCATATTATGAAGAAGTCGAAGACAAATTATTAGATGCACTTAAAATGATCAGTGACGGAATACAAGATTACGAGCACTGGGCTACAAACACTGAAAGTGAACAGCGGATGGAGGAAGCACTTGAACTCATTGTGTCAACCCTCAGAGAAAAAGCTGATATACTAGAACGTGGCGGCAACACTGCGTCATATAATTGATATAATGGATATTGATAGAATGCGTCAACTTGCAGGCGTACAAGAACAGCAAGTAACAGAAGCACGTGATGCCACAAATGCATTGATGACTATGATGGATGAAGGTATTCTTGATCCACGTCAAGTAGCAGATGCATGTCTGGGCTATTTCAAAAAATTTATCCAAGATATTCAATAATTTAGTAGACTTTTTAATGATTTAAGTATATAATGATACTATGATAATTGAAAAGTTTCCTTACAAAGATATTAAACGCAAGCGCGTTGAAGGGAAGCGACTCTACGATACTGAGAGTGGCTTTCTTCCATCTGTAACAACAATTTTGAGTGCAACTAAACCTGAAGAAGCTAAAAAGGCCCTTCAGGAATGGCGCAATAGAGTTGGGGCAGAACAAGCACAACAAATCACAAACGAAGCTGCCAACGTAGGCACATTGATGCATGGCTATTTGGAAAATTGGTTGATTAACGACAATTTTGACGCCAAAGACAACATGATACATCGTGTAGCAGCCAAAATGGCAGACACTGTGATTGAAAATATTAAAGATGATTTGGATGAAACTTGGGGTACAGAAGTTGGGCTCTACTATCCAGGACTCTATGCAGGTACAACAGACCTAGTAGGTGTTTGGAAAGGCAAGCAAGCCATAATGGACTTTAAGCAAACAAACCGACCTAAAAAGCGTGAATGGATCGAAGATTACTTCATGCAAGGTGCAGCCTATGGCAACGCACACAATGCATTATTTGAGACTGAAATCGAAACTGTTGCTATCTTTATGTGCAGCAGAGATTGCCAGTTTCAATTATTTGAACTTAGCAAGTCTGAGTTTGACGAGTATAGTAAAAAATGGGCCCATCGAGTGGGTGAATTTTATGAACTCGATAAATAAATTTACGGCGGGATAGACGCAACATGTGTACTTCATGTACAATGGCGCACTATACGTTGTGTAAAAACAACAAATAGTCAACACTTTGGAACAACTGAACATTAGTCAGTTACGAAATTTGTGGTTGCGTTCACCCGATGAACGTCTTGCAAGTTGGAGAGAATTTAGGATTGAGCTTCAGTCCCATTACGACCTATTCAAGTCAAATGGAACTGAGTCCGATAATAGCATACTTTTGGTTTGCTTACAAAATATCAGCACGTGGTGGGAACAAGCCCCACTTGTAAGCGTAGCTATGGACCCCTTCAATCCTGAATCTTGGCCAACCGTGTGGGAAATACTCGATCAAGGTGAATGCTGTAAGTATAGCAGAGGCCTAGCAATGGCGTATAACATACATTATCTTGATAAAGATGTAAACGCCACATTAGCCCGCGTTCGTGATCATGTCAATAACGACGAATATATGATTGCCACCTATGGTGGTCGTTACGCACTGAATACATTACATACCCAAGTTGTGGATCTCCACAGTGTTGAATATCTAGAAGTACGAGAATCGTTTCCGATTCGATCGTACCTATTGCATAATCAATAATAGGAGAACTAGCAATGAAGAAAGATATCGATACCCGTGCCCTTATGGGGGAGGCCAAATTTTACGAAGGCTATAGCCGCTGGAGCGACGAACTTGGTAGGTATGAGACATGGGAAGAAAGTGTGTCCCGTGTGATGAACATGCACCGTAAATTTTACGGTGAAAAAATGACAGAAGATCTGTCATTACTCGTTGATGAAGCAGAAGCACTTTACAAACTCAAGTATGTACTAGGTGCACAACGAGCTCTACAATTTGGTGGAGATCAAATTCTCAAGCACCAAATGCGTATGTATAACTGTACAAGTTCATACGCAGACCGTCCAGCCTTCTTTGGTGAACTATTTTATGTTCTCCTGTGTGGTGCAGGCGCCGGGTTCTCAGTTCAGAAACATCACGTTGCAAAATTGCCAAAAGTGGCGCAGCGCAAGGGCCAAGCCAAGATCCACGAAGTAGAAGATAGCATTGAAGGCTGGGCGACAGCACTAGACGTTCTTATGTCTAGTTTTTTCGTCAATGGTGGTAAAACTCCAGAGTACGAAGGACGACGCGTATATTTTGACCTCAACAAGGTACGCCCAAAAGGCGCAATGATTTCAGGCGGATTTAAAGCGCCTGGACCAGAGCCACTTCGTAAATCACTAGATAAAATTGAGCACCTACTACAAGGAGCAGTTCTAGCAGGACGTGACACACTCAAGCCAATTGAAGTATATGATATTTGTATGCACGCCGCCGATGCTGTTCTGGCTGGCGGTGTTCGCCGTTCAGCTACTATTTGTCTATTCAGCCCTTTTGATAAGGAAATGATTGAAGCAAAAACAGGTAATTGGTACGAAGAAAATCCACAGCGTGGACGCTCAAATAACTCAGCAGTGATTGTGCGTAAAGATGCTAGTCGTGAGCAGTTTGCAGAAATTATGAAGAGCATTCGCCAATTTGGTGAGCCTGGCTTTGTATTTTCAGAAAGCACAGAGCATACTTACAACCCGTGTGTTGAAATTGGCAAGTATCCTGTTCTAATTGAAGGCAAGAAGAAAACGTCAGGTTGGCAAGGCTGTAACCTCAGCGAAATCAACGGCAGCAAGTGCACAACTAAGGAAGAATTCCTTAAGGCATGTCGCGTAGGCGCCATCCTAGGTACGCTACAAGCTGGTTACACTGACTTTAACTTCCTAGACAAGACAAGCAAGAAGATCTTTGACCGCGAAGCTCTAATTGGCGTCAGTGTTACAGGTTGGATGAACGCACCAGACGTGTTGTTTGATGAAGCAACACTTAAAGAAGGTGCTGAACTTGTTAAGAAGGTAAACCGTCAAGTTGCAAAACTAATTGGCATTAACCCAGCAGCACGTACAACATGCGTAAAGCCAAGTGGTAACGCAAGCGTTCTACTAGGTACAAGTTCGGGCATCCACGGCGACCATTCTCCTCGTTACATCCGTCACGTACAGATGAACAAAGATACGGAAGTTGCACAACTATTTGCAGCTAGCAATCCTTACATGGTTGAAGAGAGCGTATGGTCAACAAACGGCACTGACTATCAGATTAGTTTTCCTGTTATTGCACCACGTGATTCACTCTTTAAGCGTGAACTATATGGCATTAAGTTGCTTGAAAAAGTTCGCCTCGTTCAGAGGTCTTGGGTTGAGCATGGCACAGATGAAAGTCTTTGCGTTGATCCAACAGTCCGCCACAACGTTTCTAACACAGTGCAAGTTTCGCCAAATCAGTGGGACGAAGTTGAAGAGTACTTGTTCACTAACCGCGACAGCTTCGCAGGTATTAGCTTCCTAGCAGCTAGTGGTGACAAAGATTTCAACCAGGCGCCATTTACTGAAGTTCTAACAGAAAGTCAGATTGTTGACAAGTATGGACGTGCAGCAATGTTCGCAAGTGGGTTAATTGTTGAAAGCACAAAGGGCTTTGGTGATTTGTGGACTGCAACCTTTATGGCTCAAAGTGAAGGCAGCCAACGCGCAGGCGAGCAAAAAGACCTGGGTGCTGATTGGATTCGCCGTTTCAAGAACTTTGCTGAAAATTACTTTGATGGTGATGAAAAGACAGCAGAGTATTGTCTTAAGGATGTGTACTTACTACACAAGTGGACAAAGATTCAACAGAACATGCAGCCAATTGATTTCTTGACAGGACTATCAAAGAAAATGTATACTGATATAGATACTATGGGAGCGATCGCGTGTTCTGGATCAAATGGCGGGTGTGAAATCTAATGATTCACTACAAAAAAGGTGATGTGACTGAAGCAACAGAACAAGTCATAGCACACGGAGTAAATTGCACTGGCCATTTCGGAAGCGGAGTGGCTGGTGCAATCAAACGCAACCATCCCTATGTGCGTGAGCAATACCTCAGCCTATCAGAACATATATTGGGCACTTGTCAATTCGTGGAATACGCGGGCAGAATTTGGGTTAATGCACACACGCAACAAGATAAAGGCTATGATGGAAAGCAGTATGCTGACCTTACAGCCGTCGCATATTGCTTGGTAAGTATAGCTGAGTATATGAGGGATAACCTGTTAACCACCATTGCAATGCCAAAAATTGGATGTGGCCTTGGCGGTCTAGACTGGGAGCAAGTAGAAATACTTGTTCAAAATATACTTGAAGACTATGAAGTTTTTATATATGAATTGGAATGATAGATGACAGACACAATTATATGGAGCAAAAACGGCTGCCCGTATTGCGACATGGCAAAAAGGCTACTTGAACAATCAGGTATAGCATACGAAGAGCGCAAGATCGGTGATGGCTGGACAAAAGACCAACTGTTAGAAGTTGTACCAGCAGCTAAGACAGTACCACAAATTTTCCTACATGGTGAATTTGTTGGTAATTTTCACGATCTCGAAAAATACTATGAAGACCATAATATGTATGGCGGAAACCCAGGAATTTAAATGTTAAAGACTAAACACAACGCAAATGATGTAATCACAATCAAGCTAGTATCAGGCGAAGAAGTAATCGGCTACTATGTTGAAGAAAATATGGGCGAAATCGTTCTACGTAAACCTGTAGTACCAGTACCAACATCTGAAGGACAAATGGCATTAGCACCATATATCATGTCAAGCAGCTATTTGCGCGAAGGTCCTGGTGAGGTCCCTTTCAATAAGCAGACAGTGGTCACTACATTATCAACTAGCAAAGAGTTCAAAGCTGCCTACACCCAACAGGTAAGTGGGCTAGACCTTAATCCAGGCGGAAATCAGGGTCTAATCACGTCATAAATACTCCAGTAGGAGAATGCAGTGAATACACCTGTCCATCGACATTCAGATTCCAGATCATGCGGCGCAACAACAACCGTAATGGGCCAGGGTACTGTTTGGGTAAACAATAAACTGGCTA